GTATCTTGGGAGGGGGGACGGCGTGCCTTCAATGACACCGTTGCTCGCGTTCGCCGCCTTCGTGGCGTTCGCCGTTGTATGGCCGCGTCGCGGGTGGTGGCGGCGGGGGCGGCATGACTGACCATGGCGACCACGCCCGCCTTGTCTACACAGGGATGGCCGCGGTGGCCGGTGCGATCACGGCGCTGTCTTTCATGAAGTGGCGCGAGATGAGCTGGCCAGAGGTGATGCTGACGATCTTCGTCGGCGCCGCCTTCGCACTGTTTGCGGTGCCGTGGATCGCGGCCGATTGGGCGGGCATGGATCTCGAGAACCTTCGGGCCATCTGCGGGGTGACCTACCTCGGCGCAACCGGTTCGAACATCCTGATCCCGGTCGCCATTCGCCGCTTCCGCGCCGCTGTCGGCGGAGAGGATGCCGCATGATGTGGGACATCCTTAACTCCGCCGGCCGCGCTCTGCTGACGCTGTTGGCCATCTACAAGCTCGCACAGTTCCGCGAGATGATGATCCCGCTCGAGCGGCTGGGCCTCGGCATGATGGGCGGCGGCAGCTTCCTGACGATCGCCGTCATTTGGGAGCGCCAGCGCAGTCCGTTCGACGGCTGGTCGGTGACGGTGCTTACTGTGGGAGCCGTGCTGTTCCTCGCAGGGCGGACGTGGCGTGATCGACGCCACCAGCGAGCGAACGAGATGCAGGTCCACTGGCACAAGCAATGGAAGGAACAGCGGCGATGACCCGAGCAGCACTTTTCGACGCCATCCGCCCGTTCGCCCCCGATCGGCGCTTTCTCCCCAGCCACGTGCAGGTGATCGACGCGATGGCGGACGCGTTCGGCTTGCCGCGCGAGGGTGACGGGGCGCTTGCCATCGCGCTAAAGCTCATCAAGCAATACGAGGGTTGCGAGCTGGAAGCCTACCCCGATCCTGGCACTGGCGGTGACCCATGGACGATCGGATGGGGTGCAACCGGCAATGGCATCAGCAAGGGCGTCCGCTGGACGCAGGCAACCGCCGACGCGCGCCTCGCATCCGACGTGGCGAAATTCATGGCGGCGGTCGTTAAGGCCGCTCCCGACGCCACCGACAACCAGCGTGGTGCTATGACTTCCCTCGCCTACAACATCGGCGAGCAGGCATTCCGCGATAGCACGCTGCTGAAGCTGCACAACGCCGGCAACTACGCCGCCGCGGCTGAGCAGTTTGGACGGTGGACCCGCGCCGGCGGACGTGTGCTGAACGGGCTGGTGAAGCGCCGTGCTGCCGAGGCGGGGGTGTATCGGTCATGAGCGACACCCACAACTTGATAGCATTCCTTGCCGTCGTGACGGCCATCGTGGCGCTCGCCCTGATCGGCGGCACCGGCAGTGATCTTGCCATCATGACTGGTCTTATCGGTGTGTTGGGCACCTTTCGCCCGCGCGAGCGGCCTAAGCCCGAACCCGCCGGCACCCCTGCCGACCCTATCGCAACGAAGGAGATTGAGCCGTGAAGATCAACCTGAGCAGCATTCTGCGCATCGCCAAGGCCGTAGCGCCCGTCGTCGTCCCGATCGTCACCGTTGCTGTGCCCGCGGTGAAGGAAGCGATCCGTCAGGAGAAGGCAAAGCGGCCGGCGCCTCGCTGAACGCGAACTTGTCCCGCGTCTCGGCCCGCTGACTGCGTAGCGCGCCCATCGCCTCCAGCTTCTCGCAGAGCACCGCAGCGGCGATGATGTCTGTGCCTTCCGCCTTGCGAGCCAGCCAGTCCGCGAGATCGAGCACGCCGTATCCCTCGAACCTTAGCCGCCACACTGGATCGTCGTATGCCATGTCGTTCTCCTGATTCGGTGGAGAACATAGCGTGTACGGGGTGATATTGGACAGGATTAGCCGCGGTGATGGATGGTTCCAGCTATCTTCTTCCATGCGTCTGCGTCCTGTAGGTCGATCGACTGGATCCCGACCATGCGCGGGGCAAGCTCTAGAGCCTCGATGGCTACGTCCAAGTCAGCGGCGATGAGGCCGCTTTCCTCGTCCACCTCGTCTCCATCGTTGAACGTCGCGCGGAAGGCACGCAGGTGAGCGAGCGCGCTTTTGGCTGCTGTGGGATCATCAGTCATGTCGACAGGCTACGCCCTATGCAGCGAGGGCGATAGCCCTTCCTCCATCACCCCGGGCACCGCGTCCAGCGTCGCCAGCAACCTCCGCGCCACGTCCCAATCGGTCGTAGCAACCTGGCGGGTGCGGCCACACGGGAAGCGGCGTTCTACCGCGGCCTGCGTGCTCCTGAAGCCATCGTTATCATACTCGCGTGTCATGCTCGTCCTTTCGACACATAGGCGGTAGGGGTAAGAGAGGGGGTCATGCGGAGTAGCCAAGCATCAACAAGACGCTCGCCGCTACGAGCAACACAGCGCCAAGGGCGACCCGCCGCAGTCCAGCGAAAGGGCGATGCGCTGCGTCGTCTTCCACCGCTCCCCGCATGCCGAGCGCGAATAATGCGAGACCGAAGAGGGCAGCGCATAACCCTAGAAACATAAGCATCATCACCCCTCTCCATCTGATAGGGCTGAGGCAGCGCGGGCGCGGAGAGCGCGGGCAGTAGTGAGGCGCATGGGCTTGCCGTGCGTCCAGTCTTGCGCGCGATAGGTTTCCTCCGACCCGTCGCGGTTGGTATAGATGACCTTCGTCCCGGCGGCGTTTGCGCGAATAGCGACGACACCTTGGTCTGGCGTGAACAGCGCTACTTCGCACAGGACGTCCAGACGATTGTCGCTCGCCGTCGCTGCGCTCACAGCATCAGCCAAGCGCACGATCTCCGCAGCGTCAGCGGTCATGGTCGGTGGCCTCCGGGTAGGTGGCGGGGATGCCGAGCATCGACAGGTAAACGGACGTGTGGCCACGTTCGCGAGCACCATCCACAAGATGGCCGATCATGCTGTCCGCGTTCCCGCGGCAGTTCCCAGCGACGTACATCCAGTCCATCGGCAAGCTGCGCTGCTCACGAGCTGGTAGATCAGCCGTCATGCCGAAGTCGCCGGGCTGGTACTCGACCTGCGCCACGAACGGCATCCCATGCTCGTGGCAGAGTTTCGCCGCTTGCAGCAGCAGCGGGGCGATCTGCTCGTCATAAACCGTCTCAGCGGTCACGGTCTGCTCCTTGCGAGATGAGGTGGGACAAAGCTGGGTGATCCATCAGATCGTCGGCCATCTTTCGGAAGTCCGTGCGCGTGCGTGGGAAGTTGCTTTCAGTGCACCCGATGCGCCGCTGCGCGTGCGCCCACAGAACACGCGCCGCCACCTCCGCGATGCTCTCACCCATGATGATGCTCTGCTCGGTCATGCTACTGGCCTCCACGCGAGAATAGGTTCGTGGTAGGCGAGCATCAGCGGGTGCCGCGGGTGCCCGTCCTTTGCTGGCGCGCCAATCGACAGGAACGGCTTACCGAGAGGCTGCGCGATATCGGTGATCGTCCGCCAGCGCTCCCGCAGCGCGCGAGGCAGCTTGCTGGTCGGACCCCACGCGACCACGACCCGCGAGGCTTCGCCAATGATCGTGCGCAAGTGATAGTCGTTGTCCGGTCCTACGGGATCGGCCGCAGTAGCTAATTCACGCACGTCGGTGGCGCGGAAAGCGAACAGGTTGCCGACGACTAGGTTGCCCCATTGGTGCATCTGCCGGAAGCGCAGCAGCTTGCGGATGGTGTGATCGTCCTGCACCGCGTCGGCGGTGGACGGATTGACCATGATGACAGCCGTCGTCTCGTCGCCGAAGATGCAGGGGCGCTCCAGCCGGTAGCGGTAGCGTCCGCAATCGCTGATGATTGCCTCACCCATGACGATCCGTCTCCTTGTTGCCGAGGGCGGCGCGGAGGATGTCCCAGGGATCGCCGCAGTCGTACTGAATGTAGCTGACGGGCTGCCCCATGTTGCCCCGCTCGACTCCGAAGGTTGGCGTGCAAGACAGAGCCGCTGTGATCGCCTCCTCCAGCACCTTAACCCGCTCCCGCGCATCTTCTGTGGGGGTGGGGACGCAAGCCTCTAGAATGCGGCGAATCTCGGCGTCGGTAAGGCCATCAAGTCGCATGTCCGGCTCCTGTCGAGCCAAACGGCCAATCTCAACGGAAGCGTACGCCACCATCAGTGGCGTAACCCGCTCCGCCTGTTCGCCAACCACCGAAGTACGGGGGGTGGTGGCGTCAGGCTGGACAGCGCGCGCGATCTTGGCCGCATACCGCCCGAGCGAGCCGTCATCGTCCTGGCTGATCTTCAGCAGCGCCAGATATGCCGTCTTCAGCTTGTCGCGCTCTACCTCCAGCTTATCCACCATGCTTCTCCCCGTTGCCCGCGTGGGCGGGAAAGAGACTTTTCAGCACCAGCCACAGCACACCGGCGAGCAGCACAGACGCCGCTTCAAGCGCGAAATGGTTGAGCGTGAACCCGCGATACCGATCGGCGTAGACAGACCCAGCGGCCATCTGCGCGATCACGTAGCCCTGCCAGAACCTCATGCCTCATCCCCGTTGCCCGCGCCGTGCTGGTGCGGGGTGGCCATGGGCGCGCCGCGTGGGCGCCAATAGGTGTCGTTGACTGCGGACAGGTATTCGTCACGATAGACGATGCCGTCGCGCTCCAGCCGGCGGAGAACCGCTCGAACATGGGGCGTCGGCATCCCGACACGCGCCGCAACCCGGAAGGTGCGGCTTCCTTCGCCAAGGGCGCGGCGGATAGCTTCTTCACTCACGCTCCCTTCCCCCCGTGCTGGTGCGGATCGGTGGCGAGGGCGAGGATGGCCTTAATCACGTGATCGATAGCGAGATTGTAGGCGCGATCTTCCGGGTGGCCGGTTGCTTCTGCCTCCACACGTTCGCCGTCCGCCACCTGCGCGCACCGCTCGACCGTAGCCGCGTCCAGCCGCTGCGAGGGGGTGGCAAAGGCGCGCTCAACGGCTTGGACGGCAAGTAGATCGTCGCCGTCCGGTTCTGCTATCCGCTCAACGTCTTCTTCGATGAAGCCCATCTCTCGCGCTTCGGCTTGCACAATGGCAATCGCTCGTTCCCGATCCCCACGCGCCGGACATGGTTGAGCGAGCTTACCCCATCCACCCCCGGTTATATCCGTTGCACCGCAATTGATGCACACCTCGTCATACGACGACGCGTCGGAAGACCTTGTGACGTGGCTTCCCTCCTTCGCGTCCAGCCCCTGCGGAGAGAGAGCGGTGGCAAAGGCGATCATTGCCCGGATATGCCTGTAGCAACTGCACGGCTGCCACCCGGTAGCGGTGCCGCTCACACGCCCATGGCACCCCTTCAAATGCGGGGTCGCGTCGTGGGTGCTAATCGCCGCATCCCATAAAGGGTGGTTCGGGTTCACATTCCCCGGAGCATATGATGGAGCCGATAGGGCCGCGGCTCGCAGAAGCGAGAGGTAGTGATGCCGGTGGTTCCACAGGAACTCGACCAGTCGGCCGTCGTGCTGATCGTTGTACTCGCCTGTCTCGCCGTGGTGGCAAGAGGTCAGGTCGTTGCACGTCTCGCTGAAATACCGCCCATCGTCGGCGAGGTCGTATTCAGTTGCCTTGCCGATCAGGGCTTCGAGTTCGTCGGCCTCCTGCGTAATCTGCTCAGACGCGAGCGGGGTTGCGTCGGTCATGCGGACTTCTCCTCGGCCGCGACAAGCCACATGTAGGCTTCGTCAAAGCGATCCACTGAAAGGCGGTATTCGCGGGGCTGTTCGGCCTGCTCGCTGGCATCGGACAAGCGGCGAGCGGCGTAGTCGAACACTTCGCGAAGAGAGGCGCTGTCGAGCGGGTGATCTACAGCCGCTAGCTTAGGCTCTGCGCGCGTCGGCAAGCACTCGGTCGGCCCCATGCCAGCATCGCGGTTATCCCACGCGTGGTCCACGACGGCATCGGACAACTGCGCTCCAGCGCGCTTCGTGACCATCCATGCGTAGGCTGCGAACATGCCCCGCTCGAAATATGCGCGCTCGTAGTCGCCCGCGCGCTCTTGGGTTGCGTCGGTCATGGGATGCTCCGTCATGCGGCGTGATCCGCGAAAAGGTTGCCTTGCCGCTGAGCTGCAGCGACCCGCTTGCAGGCGCGGTCAAAGTAGACAGGATCGCTCTCGATCCCGATGGAAGGACGGCTCAGCCGCATCGCGGCTTCCAGCGTCGAGCCCGAACCCATGAACGGGTCCAGCACCACGCCGGCGGGCAGCTTCTCGAGCAGCTTGCACAGCAGCGCGACCGGCTTCTCGTTCGGATGCAGCCGGCCATTCTTGGCCATGCTCTGCACCGGCGGGCAGTAGATCACCGAACCGCTGTCGCGCCGACCCACGTACCGCGCCGGATCGCCCAGCACGTAGATCTCTTCGTGATCGGGCTTCCACGGGATGCGCAAGTCGCCCATGCCGAGCGCGCCGCCCTTGTCCCAGACAAGCACCATGCGGGTGCCAGCCGGGGCTTCCTTCGACCACTTGCCGAAACAGAGCGTCGGGACGTCGCCGACAAGCTGCAGCACCTCGTCGCGCACGCGGTTGTCACGGTCGCCACGAATGTTGCTCTCCGACCAAAGCGCCTCGGTGGCATAGCCGCTGCGATAATCGTCACCATAAGGGCTGTCGGTCAGGCAGGCTGCATAGCCGGTCAGCTTGGGCAGGATCTCGCGCGCGTCACCCAGGTGCAGCGTTGCCGACCCGATCACCTCGCATCGCCCACCCATCATCCCAGACGAGTTCGTATCAGAGGAGGTCATGCGGCACCCGATTGGCTGCGCTTGCCGATAGCTGCCCAGCGGGCCTTTTCAGCCTCGGTGCGGCGATATAGAATTGGACGCGCGGGCCACAGATCCCCAGCGTCGGCGATCCACCATGTCCCGTTTGGCCATTCGCCATCGTAGTGGCACGAATGGATGCCAGAACTGCCCGCCTCGATTACGTCGAAGCTGCTACCATCCTTGGGGCAGTAAATGGCGTCATTCCAGTCCAGCTCCTTGAGCCGCTGGTAGGCGTCAAAGATGGCGGCAATGGCATCCTGCTCGGTCGGCATCCGCTCCGCACGCGCGGCCTGCTGACGCTCGGCTTCTGACAACAGCGCCTCGGCCTCATCCTTGCGGATTGGCGTGTGCGAGCCGTCAGACCACGTTGCGTGTCCGACGACCGGATTGCCCCCATCTTGTTCGAGGGGAGAGTTACCCGACATGGGACACCTCCGGGGCGGGAGGAAGAGGCATCCAGTGGGTCGGCCAGACCTCGCATTCCTGCCATCCGTTGTCGCTGGTGTAGATCTGCCATTCGCGACGGCGCTCTTTCCATTGCGCGGTGCAGATGCCCTCCAAACCGGCCAGCAACACAACGGTAT